AGCTTTATCATCATTATAACCATAATACCCTTTAACTACATCAAGAAAATCAATAGAATCTTTCTTTATCCAAGGAGAAAAACGCTTCCTTGGTTTCACACTATTTATAAAAAAGTCATACTGCATCCTCTTTGGTAGATGAGGATTCTTGTTCATCTCATTGGAATATAAGATAGTATCAGTAAACGAAGAGAGACACCTATTAACAATAAAAGGTTGGTAACTCTTCTCAGAAATACTATCACCATCAAGAATATTTCTCTTGGATTGGTTGATACTGTACAGATAATCTTTCAGTTGGTATGTCATTCAATCCTTCATAAATCCTAAATGTGTTCTGCGATAATGAACTTCAAATTCTTTTTCTTTTTTAATATCTTTAAGTTGATCTTTCAACATCTTAATTTCTTCTTCGTCATACAACCAAGATTTCTCAAGTGCTGAACGCAAAAGTTTTGCTCTTTTCATGGATTTCAATAGCTAATGGTAAAATTGAATACTCTTGTAACTGAATACGACGGGTCAGTTTCTCAAGAGTATCGTTTGGTTCAATGGAAACCTCACTCTGACATATTATATCACCCCCGTCAAGCTCTTCGTTGACATAGTGAACTGTACATCCAGTTATCTTGTCACCAGATTGTAATGCCTTCCTTATAGCATTCAAACCCTTATACTTTGGTAATAATGAAGGATGCACATTGATAATAGGACAAGGAAATGCAAATGGATTATTAATCACTCTCATATATCCTGCAAGAATTATAAGATCTACACGATATACCTCAAAGAGTTTTATCATATCTTCTTCATCTTTATGTGCAACTCTTACGTGTGGTATTCCATACTTTGCTGCTCTCACTACAGCACCGCATTCTTTTGTATTGTGTATCATCAACACAACTTCGTGATGACTACATAATTGATTTGTAACTATGTTTTGAAAGTTAGATCCATTACCAGAACACATAACACCTAGTCTCATTGTTCTTTGCTCCTGATATCGTATTCAATAACAATTTTTTTAGATGATCTACCAGTATGATCTAAAGTAGTGTATTCATTCCACTCACCTTTAAGTAATTCTTGCATCACTTTCCTATCCATCCCACACATCTGCTCACAATTCTCAACAGACTTACGAACGGACTCAAATCCATCTGGATACATCTTAACCCTAAACCCATGCTTATCTAACTCATGACCTTCTTCGTCATACTGGGTATCTTTAATGTCAGATTGAAATTCACTCATAACTTATAATTAGGTTCCTCGCAACAATGATTATTAGGAGTATGTAGACTACTTAAAAGATGCAGTAACACCAACAACCTTAGCATTAGGATTCCTAGCAAGAGCCACCTGACGTGCCTCCTGATAGTTACGTGCCTGTACTGTCTCAGTAAAGACGGTTCCAGCGACATAGAGTTTGACTTCACACTTCATAATTAAAAAGGACTAATTCCTTCCTGCTTGCTTGATCTGTATTATAACACCCCACGCTCCTCATGGTATAAGTGTGTGCAAATTCAGCAACTGTCCACTGCTTGAAACGATCCTTAATAATCTGACTGGAGTTATAAGAAACTAACATAGGTGCTACGTAATCATCACAATCCTCAGCAAACTTGTCGTGATCAAAATACTTATGCATTCCACCTTTCTTACCATACAAGTTAGAACTTATCTCATAAGGTGGATCTAAGTATATAAATGTGGACCTATCATCAGTCAAAAGATCCTCATAAGAATTATTAGAAATCTTCCAGTTTTCAATTAACTCAGAATATCTAACTAGTTTCTCAATTCCGTTAATGGAGAAGTTTGACTCTGATGCTTGAGAAGAAAATGATGAAGACTCAGTGAGACCACTGAAGCTACACTTATTAACGATATAAAAAGCGACGGCACGATCAAAGTTAGATTTTTCTTTGTCATTTACATCCTCCTTCATTGATTGGAATAAACATCTAGCAGAATCTGAATTACAATAAGTCTTTTTTAATCCCAACAACTCATCCTGAAGCTCTCTACCACTATGCTGCAACTCTTTCCAGAAATTATACAGGGGTCCATATAAATCATTAACCCAAATGTTTATATTTGGATATCTTTTAGTTACTTCTAATGCTACAGAACCACCACCAACAAAAGGTTCTCTAAACTCTTTTACCTGGGTAAGGTCTGGGAGGAATTGGAATAGTTTTACCACTGCCCGACTCTTCCCTCCTGGGTAACGGAGTGGGGTTTTGAGGGATTTTATAGATTGGGGCATTGTACTTAAGATATTCAAAGAATGTCATTTTTAACTCCTTCTGTGTCATACCACAGTGTGTAGCTGCAGCAGGCAAGTTCATTGTAGCATGAAACAATGCTTCATGTGCTTCTCTTACATTATCTGGAGTTGTTTTATTTACTTGAACTCGCAACTCATCATTATTTCTGTTAGGCATGCCAATAAATTAATCTCTTGGTCAGGAACAATAGGAATGCTATTCATATACTTAGCAATAACAAGAACAGCTTCTGGAATATAAGCAGGTTTTAAAACCCCATACAAACTGTCATAGACCTTACGCATAACCATCGTAGGATCACTATCCATATGCTGAACTACCCAATTCTTAACTGTAGTAAACTCTTTATTCTTTAATGCTGATAGCAATCCATCAAGATTAACATCAGAAACATCAACAAGAATGGCACTATCAATAGATCCAGTAGCAGCATAACGCTGACACTCATTAATCAATCTACGCCAGTCAGGATAATAACGCCCGATAAGTTTTGCCAAAACTTTATCATCATACTTAACCTTTTCCGAATCCAAAATCTCTTTCAGACGCAGAAAAAACTTACCCTGCAACTCCATCTTCTGTTGATGTTTGATCCTAAAATCAACAACCGTACAACGTGAATGCAATGGTTCAATGATCTTATTGATGAAGTTGCAAGTGAAGATGAATCGGCAATTGCCATGAAACTCCTCCACAGCAGTCCTGAGAGAAAGTTGCACATCATTAGTGGTGTTGTCTGCCTCATCAATAATGACCACCTTATGGGACGCTCCAGAGGTCAGAGAGACCGTCGTAGCAAACTGCCTCACACGGTTCCTAACCGTATCCAAAAAACGTCCTTCATCTGATCCATTAATTAAAATGTATGATGCGCCTATCTCTTCACAAAGAGCTTTCGCAATAGTTGTTTTACCAACTCCAGCAGTTCCAGTAAGAAGTAGGTTGGGTAATTCACCTTGTGAGATGAATCCTCTAAACACATCCTTAATAGTCTCAGGGAGTATACATTCATTTGTCAATTTAGGGCGATATTTTTCAACCCATAAAAATTCATTACTCATTCTTCAGCAGCAATTAAAATACCCTTATCCCTAAGGTCATAAAAACTTCTACGAATCTGATCCTTTAACCAAGCAGATCTGCTTGTAGCCAAATCATACTTAACTAACTGATCAAGAATTGATAGAAGATCCCTTTCATTCTTAGTAAATGAAACATTAACTATAGTAGGTTTATACTTTTCCTCACTCATGGTTCTAATGCAATATAATATACCAGATCACAATTAAGATGAGTCCATTCAGAAATTAAATGCTTGGAAACTTTAACTTTGTAATCACCAGAGACAATACGAATGTTCTCAATTTTAAGATCAAGAGTATAGGTGCCAGTACAACAACCTTCCACAGTCATATCATAAGTATTGCTGGTATCATTCTCCTTGTCGCGCAGAATTAATTTAACAGTATCAGATCCTTCCGCAGAATAGAAAGTAAGATCAGGAAGACCATAAATTGCAGATGCTTTCTGCAATGCTACAATATCAGTTGCAGATAAAGAAAATTCCATATCAGCACCAGGGAAATTTACATTCTTTTCTGGTGCAGACTTGAGCGTAATTTCAGGGTCACTAAAATAATACTTAACAGACTGAGAACCGCTACGAACAGTAACAAAATCGTTAGAGGTGAATTCCAATTGAGGATTATCAAACAAAAGGAGACCTGAAAGGAACTGACTAAGATCATATATTGCGAAGTCAGACGGAAAGCTTTCGCCGCCGTTGTATTTTGCAAGAATATTTTCTGCATTACTAATTGTCCTAAGAGTATTGCCTTTCCTAAAGACAATAGAAGAATTGATTAAACTAAAATTTTTAAGGACATTTACTGTCTCTGGTGATAGTGTTACTTTATTCATTTGTCATAATCAACGGTAAATGATGTAGATCCTGTTTCATTTTGATGTGCTTTAGCAGTTTTATCATTAAAATGGAGTAGAAGCATTCCATAATGAATAATTTTCATAATGTCCTTACGGGCAGTTCCTTTTCTGTCATAACGAGAAGCATACTTTAAAACATTACTCCTACAAAATGCTTCTGCATCACCCACAGAATCAATAAGGTCAAGAGTCTGTACGTTTCCTACAGAATAATGACCTTTATACGTGTTACTGATATAATCAGAAACTTCTTTGAGGATTTCATCCTCATTATACTTCTTCACGGTGTGCATACGTATTCAATATCCTCATAATAGCACTCTTGTTTCTTTCCGTCAAGGTTGATCACAGTAATGATATCTTCTGAAACCTTACGAACCCTGGCAGCGCCTGTTCCTTTAACGGAAACTACGCTGCCAATGAATGTACATTCTCCTTGTTTACTCATTAGCGTACTCTTGTTCGTACTGTTGTTCAAACTGCTTCTTTAAATAAGATTGTCGTTCTGGATCTGAAACAATGTTAACATTGATCGTCCTCTTCCGTTCACGGCGATTCTGCTTCGCTACCTCACATGAAATGTGATCGCGAGCACGTTTAAATGCTTGATAGGTTCCAGTTTCAAGTTCAAATTCACCATTCTCAACCTTATCTGTCCAAGCAGATAATGATTTAACAGCGACCTTGAGTTGTGCGTTTGAGACCTTAGTTGTTCTTGGTTTTGTCATTTTAAAAAATAATAATGTTGATGGAAGGAAGGAAGGAAGGTTACATCATGACTCTTCCCCCACAACAACATCAGTAGTTACATCTGCATCAATCTTATCATAGAGTTCCAAGAATGATTGCTTGGTCTCCTCATCAAATCTATTTACGCAAACCTTGATTGCTTTAAGACGATCATTCCATATTGCAAATGCACGAACAATGTGTACTAGACGGCGAGTTGAGATAACTTCATCTATACCACCATCACGGAATGTCTTACGAATAATATCGGCCCAGTTAGCAAGGTTCTCACAGAATGCTTCATCAAGTACACCAAGTGAACTAGATGCCTTCTCAAGGATCTTCTGCTCAGTCTTAGCAGTAGGATAATCTTGCTCAAAGGTTAAAGCAAATCTCTCAAGGAATGCTTCATTGAGAACATTAGTTCCTATGAACCTACCATCATCAGACCCTTTACCTTTTGTATTGGCAGTTGCAATAACGTTAAAGCCTGGTGCTCTACGAACATACTTACCAATCTTCTTTAAGAAAACTCCTTTACCTTCTAAGATGGATTGTAAACAAAGTATCTTATTAGATGCAAGGTCCACTTCATCCAGAAGTAAGATCGCCCCACGTTGTAGGGCTTCAACGACTGGGCCGTTATGCCAGACTGTCTCGCCATTAACAAGGCGAAACCCACCAATAAGATCGTCTTCATCTGTCTCTATCGTAATGTTTACCCTGATCAATTCTCTACCAGCAGCAGCACATGCTTGCTCTACACTAAGTGTCTTACCATTACCAGACAATCCAGTAATAAATGTAGGATAGAACATAGAAGACTGAATGATCTTCTTAACATCAGTAAAGTTACCAAACGGAACATAGTTTGGATCCTTATCTGGAATAAGGTTTTGCTCTACAGCAGGGATAGCAGGAAGTCCTTCATAGACTCTCTCTAGCTTCTCTGCTACAGATAGATTCCATGTTCCACGTGTAACTTTCTGGAACTGTGGAAGTCTATTAATTCTTTTAGTGACACTCTGAACCTTAACTCCAAAATGGTCAGCAGCATCTCTCACCTGATCGCTAGTTACTGTTTCTCCATCCTTTGATAGGAAACTAATCAGATCTTCATTAGTAAATTTAGATTGGAAAGGCATTTCTTTTTTGTCTGTATGAATATAGTATAGGGTATTTGAAAAGGAATGGGGAAGGTTGTGGACACTTCCCCAACTGGTCACGCTACATGAGATACAAATGAATTTAGTAGCTTCTTATTAGTGGACTTACTCTTAAGCATCTTCTTGAATGCTCTAGTAATCTCACCCTTCTTAGCACCTTCAGATACTTCAAACTCATTATCATCTTCAAGATCTTTTGAAGAGATAGCATAGAGAGCACTATATCCTTTTGGTTCTGGAATAATAGCAGACTTCTCTTTACGCCATTGCTTCTGAATTTCTTCATAATGACCAAAGGTTCCAAAACGAGCAACGAATTCAGATAGTCTCTTGGCAGGAAGTAAACGGAATCCAATTACATTCACACCAGGATTTCTATCACGAACCTGCTCTATAAAAGTAGAAGTTGAAGAATTCCACCCATCCATCTGACCATAAACTCTACCTGTCTTACGATCACGTAACTGACAGCGACCATACTCAAGACTACGAGCTGTTACATAATCCTCACGATCTTCTCTCTGAACAAGAGAACCATAGGTTACACTATTTGCTTCACCATCACTAAGAATACAAGCATTTACTTTCTGAAGATCATTATCCTTCTTAAATTTAGGAATAATATAATTCAACATAATAACTGCTTCATTCAATGGAGTACCAGATAAATTTAATCCTGGTGATGCTGAATAAGAAGTATTATGTGCAAAAGAATAAGCTTCTCTAAAGAAGTTCTTACACTGTCTATCATAATCCTTTGGATTAGAACGAGAAGAAACAAAATTCACCATATGAAAACGATCTTCATCTAAATGAACTTCATGTCTTTTTAAATTCTTACCATTAGAGCCTCTATTTCCATACCATCCATAATAAGGTTCAACTGCTTCTCCACTATCAATTGCACGTTGTGCTATCTGCCACTCATTAGTGAAAGCATATACTTCAAATGGGATCTGTACTTTCTTACAGAATGCAGTCAAGTTAAGGAGTTGCTTAACAGTAGCAAGTATCTCATGCTGCATAGAACCTGACCAATCAAGAACAAAGATCATACCGTGGTTCTTACCATCAGGTACAATATTAATTCTCTTGAATAGATCTTCATTATACTTATATGTGTGAAGATTCTTTGTATCTAATACACCAGTCCTAGCAGTAGAACTACGTGCATATGCATCAGCAGACTTACGGCACTCAAACTCTTTGACAAGATAGTTTACTTCTTTCTTATTTGAATTACGAAACTCATAATACTCAGCATCTACATCTGAATACCGACTCTGAAATTTGTATGCGTAATCTACTGGTTCTTCTCGCTCACCTGCATTCTCTTCAATCCATTCATGAACAACCTTCCAATCAACAATAAACCTATCTAAGTTAACCTTCTCAGGAATCTCAATATAAGTAATGTCTCTACCATAAGTTGTGTTGGTTAATGATTCAGTCCTTCTATCAAACTTCTCCTGTGTACTTCCTTCTTCATGATGCTCACCAGCACCGCCAGAAGAACTAGGTGTATCTAATTGAGCAGGATCTTGTCCACCTTGCTGTGATTGTGGGTTTCCTGTTGTCTGATATTCTTCCTCTCCACCTTCTTCTCCACCTTCTAAGTTTTGACCATCACCTTGACCACCACCTGCTCCATTACTGGGCAAAGGTAGTTGTTGAGTCTGTTCCTCTGCCTCTTTCTGTACTTCTACAAACCTACGAATATCTTCAGCAAGGCTTAATACCTGATCAAATGTTTCAGTGTTCTCTGCACGTGTTACAAATACTTTCTCATCCTCTTCAAAAGGAATAAGAGCAGCAGCACCAACCTTATAGTGTAGATTGATACGGTCAATCAAACTAAACTCTGTTAGATCCTCATCTTGAATCTCAAAAAAGTCCAATGCGTTGAGTTCAGCATACCCACCATTAAAGCTCTTACGAAGACCAGGATACTTACGCTTCATTAATTTCTCAATGCGAACATCTTCAACGACATTCACATATGACTGGGGAACCTGAACCTTCTCAGTCCAGTCTTCATTAGGTGTGAACAATGCATGTCCAACCTCATGGCCAACAAGCATATCATATACAATGCTGCTTGCTTTGTCCCACTTAGGTAAGGTAAGTACTCTGCGATCTACATCAAACTGTGCAGTAGGTACACTACGATGCTCAACTACTAGATTCTCTGTCGCTAGTAGTCTGGCAAGATTTCCTTTGATTTCCTTGTTGGACATTCATCTCTGTTGCTGATGTACATAGCATAACAAAGAAATGGGTCATCCGATCAAGGCATGTGTCACTTCGTGAACTGTCTCCTCCATGATAGAATAGTTCTTATCCTTACTAACTGTAATGGTTCTATCAAACTTATCATCTAGAATAGTCTTGTGTGAAATAACAAATACGTTTGTACTATCATCAAAGTTACGTAGGATCCAACCAAGGTCAGAAGTACCCGATTGATCAAGCGATCCATCAAAGATTTCATCTAGTATAAGAAGGTTAGTGTCAACTGAGTTCTTTAGTTTAGCAATACTTCTCCAAGTAAGCAAGAGTGCTATATCAATACGTGCTTTCTCACCCTCACTAAAGGATTCATATGTAAACACATCACGGTATCTAGACTTAATAGTTTCTTCAAAGTGTTCATCTAAAGTAAAGTTGACATAAAAATCCATACTCTGGAGGAACTGATTGATCAGTTTATTCATCGTAGGAAGGTACGTCTTAATAATTCTTGTCTTGATACCACTGTCCTTAAGTAGTGTGGCAGCAACATTTAAGACATCACTTTCTTTCTTACCATCAAGATAAGCCTTCTTCACATCTTTCTTCTCAGAAAGTAAGCCTTCAAGCTTACTATACTCAGCCTTCTTATCTGGCGTTGCTCCTTCCAATTCTTTAATCTCCTGATCAATCTCTTTAAGACTATTTCTAACAGTCATTAACTGATAATTAATATTGGTTATAGTAGAATTCTTTAGATTAACTTTGTGTGATAGTGTGACAAATTTTTCATTTCTATTTTCTTCTTCTTCAATGGCCGTCTGAAGTTCTGCATATCCACTATCCATATCTTTGATCTTAGTCTCCAATGCACCAGTCATAGCAAACACAAAATTCTTCTCAAGATCCTGATGGCAGGTAGGACACTCATCATTGTCCTCAAAGAACTTATGTTCCTTCTTACATGAATTTAATTTGGTATTTAACTTGATCAGTATGGTATTTAATTGCTTCAATTTATCAGAACTCTTTGAGTACTCAGACATTTCTTCATTAAACTTACCAATTTGTAATGTGAGAGTATTGATTTCCTTATTATACTCATTCTCTTCGTTAAGAAATTCTACGATTTTTTCTTTCTTCTTATCAATTTCTGCATCAGTTTTCTTCTTCAACTCCAACATATAATTCTTTTGAAGTTCTATCTTTTCATCAAACAAATGAATCTGATAATCTAGATCCTTTATCTCTTCTCTATTCTCTCTAATTTTATCCTTCAACTTACTATTCATTACAGAGAATACTTGAATATCCAAAATATCCTCAATGATCTCTCTACGTTGCTGACCTGGTAAACGCATGAAAGGGATGAATGTACTAGATCCTAACACTACAATCTGTGTGAATGACTTGAAGTTCATCTTCAATACATTCTGTTCTAAATTCTTCTGTTGATCTACAGCCTTAGAATCCTCATTCCACATCTGACCATTACAATAGATCTCAAACTTATTTGGTTTGATACCTCTTACAATCTTATAATGATTCTTACCGATACTAAACTCTATCTCAACCATAGTGTCTTTCTCATTGACACTATTGATCAGCATACTCTTACTAATCTTTCTAAATGGTTTTCCAAACAGCGAAAAAGTCAACGCATCTAAGATGGTTGACTTGCCTG